GGTTTGGTTGACGACAACGGCACACCTGTGTTTGAACGTCTGTCTCCACTGGTGTATGACGGTATCGTTGGCAAGTTGCTTGGCTTTGACGTTGTGGTTAACTCCTACTTGGAAAGCCCAACTGCTGCTGGTGGTTCTGCTGGTACTAACAGCCAATACCCAATGTATTTCGGCGATTTCCAACGTGGTCACACCATCGTTGATCGCTTGAGCATGGTGTTGCGCCGCTACGAACAGACAGCCCCCGGCTTTATCACCTTCTACGGTGAAAAACGTCTGGCAACGTCTGTTGTTGACCCATTCAGCATCATCCGTTACCGTTCAACTGCCACTGGCGCTTGATAAAGATGGGGGGATTTATTCCCCCCTCTTTTTGTTTTTCACAAGGAATTATTTAAATGAGTGCAAACCAAAAAATCTTAGACGGCATTAAGAAAGCCATCAATGAAGGCGGCAAAGTAACAATTGACCTGCGCGAAGCCTCAACGCTTACTGGCTCTGGTCTTGATATTGGTGGTCGCACTTATTTTGATGATGCTTTTGCTGCATTGCGTTATGCCAACCCTTTCCGCATGGGTTCACGCAACATCAAAACTCCAAACAGTTCTGCAGTTCAGTTTGTTGCCAAAACAGGTAACGCAACAGGCGCAAACCCTTGGAACCCTAACGCTACGCCTAACACTGGTTCACCAGATACGGCTACATCATTCTGGGTGATGCCTACACGCATTATCAACGCTCAATTGCCCGTTCGTATTGCCGCATTGGATGATATTAACGGCTTGCAAGAAACATTGATGACCGACTTGGCTTTGGAATTTAGCCAACAAGAAGGCGCTTCAATGGCTACTAACAACGACCAAGCAGGTTCTACAACCACCACAACTGGTGGCACATACGGCTTGCGCGGTTTGGATTCGTACACAAGCGGTGCTTCTGCTGCTTACGGCACAAGCGGTACAGCAATCACAAACGGCATCCACACGCTTGCCACTGTGTCTTTGGGCGGTGTTACACCAACCTACAACAAGATCACCAACATTGCTAACGCATTGCCGGCCCAATATTGGGCATTGCCTACAACGGCTTGGCACATGTCTCCCGCAATGATTCAAACCTTGCGTCAATTGAAAGACAGCCAAGGCTTGCCATTGTTCTTGGAGTTGGGCGAACCCGGTGAAGGCGGCGCAGTTGGTTCAATCTTTGGTTGGCCTGTTATTCCTAATTCTTACCTGTCTACTGATTTCCCAATCTATTTGGCAAACTGGGACCGTTTCCTTACTGTTGCTGACATTGAGGAAATGGATGTTCAGGTGTACGAGCAAACAGCTCCCGGCTTTGTGACCCTGTACGCAGAACGCCGTGTGGTTAGCACTGTACGCGACCCGTTCGCTGGTGTTCGTGCAAGCGCCGCTTAATAGGTGAAATATGGCTGTTGAGAACCAAACACTCGCGCCGTTTTATTCCGATCAGCGGAACCCGTATAACTACGCCAAGTTTGAACAGATCAGTCGTGATATTCAAACTGGCTGGTTAACGCTTGACGAAATTACACAGCAACTTAACCTGTTTAATGATGAAAGCCAAGATTCCTATTTAACTTCACTTGAACTTGCTACACGCATGGCAATTGAAGATTTCTTAGGCTTGGCTGTTTATCCTACGCAGTACAAGGTTTACTACCCAAATTTTGGGCTGTATAACACCGCTGTGTATTTGGATTTACCAGAAGTATCTGGGCCAAACTTAGGTCAAGCAGGTGTGACAATTAATCGCGTTGAGTATTACGGCAACTCTAATACTGTTCCAGAATTGATTGCATCATCAAATTATTCGTATGACCCAACAGGCAACCGAGTAATTTTGAACACGATTCCGAATACGTTGAATCAAGAAGTTGCTAACCCAATTTCTGTGACGTATACGCAAAACGCAAGTTTCTTGGCTCAGTATCCTGTAATTAAACAGGCGGCTTTGTTGTTATTGACGCATCTTTACAACAATCGTTCTGATACAACAGACGTACAGTTAAAGTCAATCCCATTTGGGGTTCAGGCTTTATTGCGACCATACAAACCATTGGTGATGTAATGTCTATCGCACGTTACGAAAACTTGACCATCAACAACGTGGTGAATGCCATTGATGCTTATGGACAATACACCACCACATTAACGCCTTGGTTTGAAACCCGTGGGCGCGTGGCTGATGTTGCTAATAGTTTGCGTATTTCTGAGCGTTATCGTGTGTATCAGGACCTTGTAAATATCACGGTCAATTACACGCCTAACATTCGTCAGATTGTGGACAATCAGAACTTGTATGCGGTTAACTGGCGCGGTTACGATTGGCGAATTACAGACATTCGTGAATCTAATGATCGTATGAAGGTAACGCTGCTTTGTTATCGTAACGACCCTGCAACACCAGTATGAGTACACAACAAAATCCAGCAGTCTACGCACAGTGCATCCAGTACCAACTGGCAAGCATTGTCACGCCAAAGCCTGTTTACGCCAACTTTAATAGGAATTGGGCTACACAGGGTTCAGGCTTTTTGACATGGAATTTGCGTAATGTACATCAACCTGTTTATACGGGTCAGACGCAAAACAACAAAGGTATTGACAGGCCAATATTTCAGGTTTCCGTATTTGCTAAAGATATGGATGACACTTTCATTTTGGCTAATCAAGTCATACAATCACTAAACGGTTATTCAGGCACATTTGGTAATCCAGCAACTAATGGTTTTTGGGTTGCCAAAGTAGAAGTGGTTTGGCTTTATAACACCTACGACGATACGTTAGGTTTAAACCAAGTCATTCTGGATTGCACAATGGACATTCCAACATAAGACAAGAATTTTGAACCAATCTCTTTTAAAGGAATCTAAAAATGGCACTCATTAATAAAGTCTTACCCGGTTATGTAGCAACCATGTGGATGCAAGACGATGTAACTCCAACCGCTTTGACTGACGCGCAATTGTCCACATGGACAGGCCAAGTTGAAGATATTGTTGGCACTACTGCTGGTGGTACTGGCACTGCTGGCGTTCAAATTCCTGTGGAGGTTATCCCTGCATTTGGTTCTGATGATGCTTCTGCAACTTACTCAATTGCTGGCGCTCGTACTGGTGCAAAGATCACCACACAGAACCAAGTGACCTCAATGCAGATCACAGCCGCTTGGAACCCTGCTGATACAGCATTGTTGCAAATCCGTTCTGATGGCTACAGCGGTCAAGTTATCCGCACTTATGTGGTTGCCGTGTATGACGGTACTAACACTGTTGCTTATGCCTTTAACGCTCGCGTTGGTGGCTTGCAATGGGATACCCCTACATCTGCTGAAAGCAAAATGATCTTTACAATCCACCCCGTTGGCGGCAACTCCTACGGTTGGTCTAACGACTAAGGAAAGCCCTTCGGGGCTTTTTCTACATGACAACACAAATACAAAATTCACATGATTTGCTTTCGTATGTGGTTACGATGGCAAATTCAGGTCAAAAAAACTGGTTTGGATTCCCGCAACAACGCATTGTGGGAATTCATCTTGCCTATGAGATCGCCAAGGTTCATGCGGACAAGATGACACCAGAAGAAATTGCAGATTTCGTTGTTCGCCTTAATAATGCCGTATTCCAGAAACTCGTAAAGGGTGACTAATGGCTACGACATTCAGCGTTGGAATTGTTGGCGCAATAGAACTGCAAGAAGTTATGAAATCATTGGCTCAAGATTTTGGTCCTAAAGATTCAAAAAACATTCTTGTTGGTGCGGTTCGTGAGGCTATGAGGCCAGCATTAGAAGCCGCAAAAGCCAATGCTCCTGTTGATACTGGTGCTTTAAAAGCATCATTGCGTATTGAAGCGCGAAAGCCAACCAAAAAAGATAAAGCATCTAAATACATCAATGAAGGCGATGTAGCAATTGCAACGGTAACAACTGCGCCGGGCAACATTTTGGCAAGACGAACTTTCTTTAATGAAAAAACAAAGAAAAAACAAAAAGGAATTAATAGTGATGCAAGAGCCATTGCAATGGAATTTGGAACGGCTAATGTTGCAGCACAACCCTATTTACGACCAGCATTAGAAAGTAACTCTAGTGTGATCGTGAATGACCTGTCTGGTCAAATTAAAACTGCGATTGAGAAATACAAAGCAAAACAAGCCCGTAAAACTAAATAAGGATAAAACTATGACAAAACTAGCATCAGCCTTTGGTAAAGATTTTTTAAAGAACAAGGATAAAGTGCGTACTCGCACGTTTGAACTTGGTGGTCATACATTCAAAGTAAAAGTTCCACTTACATCTGAATTTGAAATCATGCAAGAGCGCATGAAAGTTGTAGATGAGGAAAAGGTAAATAAATATTACCAAGAACTTACAAAAGACTTTGTGGCATTTAAGGATAAACCAAGCACAGAAGTAAAGTGCGAATTCTTTGATGATGACATTATTGTTGATGGTCGTTCTATCAAAGAAGCGGCTAAAAATAAAGTCATTGCTGAAAATCGTATTACTGAAATGTTTAAATTGCTTGTGCCAGAAGAAAAAGATTTCGACATGGCAACAATCACTTATGAAATGATTGAGGAACTTTTCCCGTTTGCAATCCAGATGCAAGTCGTTGAAATGGTTGGCAAAACGGTTTCGCCTAACTATGAGGAACAAAAGGGAAAATAACTGGGTCAGTCCGAAGGCAAGTCAAGGCATATTTGACAGCTCACGGAACTGACCCTGATACAGTTGATGAGGAAACTTTCACAGACATTTGCATAATGTATGCAGATGGCTTGATTGGTAATCGTGGATTGATAGAAACGCTTGGTGGTTTGAAGGGCGCACTTTACAATTACATGAGGCCAGAAAATCAACGCGCCTATACACTACAAGACATGATTCCAAGGGCGTATGAATACCTTTTCCCACCATTGCCTGAAAAGGATAAGGCGGCAAAGGTAAGCGAAAGTCTTATGCAGTATATGCAAATGGCTCCAAATGCGCCCACTAATCTTTTCAAGGGGTAATGTATGGGAATGCTGGCGCGATTAGGCGTTGTTCTTGGTTTAGATTCTGCTGAATTCCAACAAGGCTTGGAAAGTGCAGATCGAAAATTGGCAAAGTTTGCTGACAAGATTCCAGCAATGGGTGCTGCTGGGGCTGCAGCATTTACTGCCATGACCTATTCGGCAATGAAATTTTCTGATGAACTTTCAGACGTTGCCAAAGCCAATGATATGACTGTGGATTCCATCTTGAAGTTGCAAAGTGCTTTGCAACAATCAGGTGGAGAAGCGGAAAACGCTGGAAAAATGCTTAGTTCTTTTACGAACTTTGTAGATAAGGCAGCATCAGGAAATCAAGACGCGCAAGATACATTTGCAAAAATTGGCATTTCACTTAAAGATTTGGCTACTTTATCAAGCCAAGATTTATTTAGTAAAACTGCTGATGGTATTGCAAAAATGCAAGACCCATTAACTCGTTATGCAAAAGGTCTTGAAGTGTTTGGTAAATCAGCAAAAAATGTTGATCTTACAAATTTAAATGAAGAATTAAAAAATGGCAACAACTTAACTGTTGAATGGTCTAAATCAATTTCAGATGCAGCAAGTGCTTGGGATATGTTGAGCAAAAAGCATCACGAATTTGAAACTCAATTTGCCGCTGGTATTGGTTCTACTTTAAAGATGACAGTTGAATATCTAGATCAGATATTTGGCAAATCTGATACAACATTTAATGCCGTTAAAACGGTAATGCAAACACTTGTTGTTGTTGGTTCTGATGTTGCTTTTGTCTTTAAAGGCATTGCATCTGACATGACACACGCTGTTGATGTTGCAAAAGTTTTGGCAAAAGAAGGTCTTGATGCTGCTAGAAAATTAAATCAAGAATATTCGCAAAGAATGGATTTGGAGCGTCAGCGCCTAGACTTTTTTCAATCTAGAGTAATGGGCGCTGGTGTTCGTAATCCAGATGACCCAAGACGATTGGATAGGGCGGTTCCTCAAACTGGTCCAGTTCGTAAAGTTGATTTAAGTTCACAAGCAGAAAAACTTGCCCAAATGGTCAAGATGGCTGAACTTATTTCAAAAGAATATAAACGTCATTTAGATTTCAATCTTGCAAATTTAAAAACGCAAGGTGAAATGGCTGCAATGACTGACAATGAACGTAAGATTCAAGAAGCAGTCAATAAAGTTGCAGACGATACAGATAAAAAACTTGATGAGATTCAAAAGAAACGTGAAGAAGCAGCAGCGCATTCAACAAGCAAAAACAAAATGAATGCCGTTATTGCTGAACTTGATCGGCAAGCGGAAAAAGTTAAAGAACTTGGCAAAGAATATGAGGAACTTTCTCGCAAAGAAGTTCAATCACAAATTGCCGCGCAAAGCACTTTTGAATTTGGATGGAACAAAGCATTCAATCAATATGTTGAAGACATGGAAAATTCAGCCAAACAAGCACAGGCTATTTTTTCATCTTTAACTGGAAATATGGAATCCGCAATTAACAATTTTGTTAAGACGGGCAAACTTTCATTTAATGATCTTGCAAAATCAATCATTCAAGATTTGATTGCCATTCAACTCAAGGCTCAAGCATCGTCAATTTTTTCATCAATGTTGCCAAGTTTGTTTGGTAGCAAATACACGCCCGGTTCAGATTCATTTGTTGGCCCATTACCAGCAAGAGCCAATGGAGGTTATGTAAATTCAAATACTGCATACATGGTTGGTGAACGTGGTCCTGAATTGTTTATTCCGCAAGGCTCTGGTTCAATCATTCCAAACAACCGATTGCAATCAGGCAGCGGCAATCAAACAGTCAACAACTTTACGATTAATGCAATTGATACAAAGAGTTTTGAGGAGCGTTTGTATAGCAGTTCTACCGCTGTTTGGGCTGCTAACCAATACGCCAATAAATCATTAGCCGCTGTTGGCGGGAGGTCTTAAAAATGTCTTTTCAATCTATCGTTGACATTCAACAGTCAATGACGGTGAACAACCGCAGAATGGTTGGTCAACAAGTCACGCGATCTGGATACATGACTGTGGCGCAATACCTAACGGCAGTGCCTTGGGTGTTTACTATCACTCCGCATAACTTTTTGTACTACCCACAAGTGCGCGATATTGTTCAATCAATTGACAATGCTGACCGTCAAAATCCTGAATACATCACGTTTTCATCTTCTAACCTTGATTGGTTTACCAAGATGCAAGGAACTGCAACTACTTGTGTGTTAAACGGAACGCCTACGCCTAACACTCAAACGCTTGCGGTTACTTCTAATGGCACGTTTAAGGCTGGTGACTTTATTCAAGTTGGCGGCTATGTCTACAAAGTAATGGCTGATTCTGCTGGTTCATCTATTAGCATTAACAGACCTTTGATTGGTACTCCATCATCAGGCGCAACAGTTACGCTTGGAAAAAATGTAAGTTTTTATGTTGTGGCTGAATCGTGCCCAACATACACATTGAATCCAATGACTAATGGCGCTTATGTCCAATGGGATGGCCCATTTGTTTTTAGAGAGTACATCGTATGACAACAATGACCGCGCTTAACAGCCCATCAATTCGACATTCTGAATTTGTCAAGTTGTCTATTGGGCCGCTTGGTTCTCCAACTGCTGTTTATACATATTGCAATGCTGGTGGACCTGTAACTGTTGACGGAACTACATTTAGCAACCTTGGTTCATTGCTTACTGTTGGCGATGTTCAACGCGACATTAAAGCCACTAGTGATGACATGACGATTGCTTTGACAGGATTAAACCCATACAACATTGGGATTATTCTTTCATCAACTATTAAAGGTTCAATTGTTGAAGTATGGCGTGGGTTTTTGGATTCAAACAACCAGATCATTACAACGCCAACAACGCAATTCTTTAAACGTTACCAAGGGATTATTAACAACGTAAGCATTACAGAAGATTACAACGTTCAGATGCGGACTCGCGTTGCAACTTGTTCAATCTCTTGTTCTAGTATGCGACGAATCCTTGAAAACAGAATTTCAGGAATTAAGACAAACCAAAAGAGTTGGCAAGAGTTCTATCCTAGTGATACTTCAATGAATCGTGTGGCTGAAATTCAAAGTACCTATTTTGATTTTGGTGCTCCTCCAAAGACACAAACACAAGCATCGGTAGATTCAACCGCAAACAATGATTCCAATGTTGGGACTTCTGGCGGCGATTAAATGATTTACAAAGCGACAAGATACAACATTCCAAGATTGATAGAGATGGTTGAGCAATACGCTCTAGAAAACCCAAACATTCAACTCTTTGGAAATACAGAATTACATGATGTTAAGCACATTGAAGAATTGTTGTTTAGCATCATCATGGGCCGTGGGTTCATATTGATTGACAAAAATATGCGTGGTTGCTTTATTGCGATACGCACACAAAACATTTGGTGTCCCAAGGTTACTGAGTTGCATCAACTAATGTGGTGGGTGGAACCAGAATTTAGGGGCGTTTTAAGTGGGCGGTTGTGGAAGGCTTTTGATAAGGCTGCAACACAATTGCTTGAGGAAGATAAAGTTCAATTAGTGTTCACATCGGTGACTGCTAAAAGCACTTTTACAGATTTCACAAAACGTGGATACTCAGCGATTGAGGCCAAGTTCTTTAGGGGTAAATAATGGTTGAAGCAGCAGTAGTTGGCGAATATCTTGGAGTAACAGGATTTGCATCTTATGCGGCAGCGTTTGCTGTTAACTATGCCATTTCAGTTCAAGTAAATCGTGCATTTGGTGAAAAGCCTCCAAGCCAAACCGATCAGGGTACGCGCCAGCAAGTCCCTCCAAGCACTGCCAATGCTTTGCCTATGGTTTATGGAAGTGCCTATTTGGGTGGCACGTTTGTTGATGCTGTGCTTTCTACTGACCAGAAATGTATGTATTACGTTTTGGGCATTAGCAGTATTAGCCCAAACATGGACTTTACGTTTGACACAACTAATATGTATTTTGGTGATCGAAAAATCACCTTTGATGGAACAGACCAAGCCAAAGTTGTAAGCCTTACAGATGCCGCTGGAAACGTGGATACAACGATCAACGGCTATTTGTGGATTGGTTTATATACCAGTTCTGCTACGGGTGTCATTACGCCAGTTAATTGGTATGCGCCAAGTTCTGTAATGGGAGCAACGCCACCGGGCGGTTACGACTTGCCAACAGGACAGCAATGGCCTTCAACTGGTCGTCAAATGAATGGCACAGCGTTTGCCATTGTGAAGTTGATTTACAGCCGTGAAGCGCAAACGACTTCAATGCAACCAGTTACTTTCCATGCTTCTCAAAATTCATCTGGTTTAGATCGCGCTCGACCCGGTGATGTTTGGTATGACTACATGACCAATATTCATTACGGTGGTGCTATTGATTCCGCTTATGTGGATACAACAACCCGTGATGCGCTCAATACATATTCTGATGAACTAATCACGTTTACTGATTACGATGGCAACCCTGCAACTCAAAGACGCTACAAGATTAACGGCGTTATCAATGCTGGTCAAAGTGTTCTAAGCAATATTGATACGATTTTGACCGCTTGCGATAGTTGGATGGCCTACAGTCCTCCAACTGGTAAATGGTCAATCATTATCAACAAAGCAGAATCAACTGCTTACACTTTTAATGACAACAACATTATTGGTGAAGTTCGCGTAAGTGCTACGGACATTACAAGTTCAATCAATGCTGTTGAGGCAAAGTTCCCAAATTCACAAAACAAAGATCAGCCTGCATTTGTAAACATTGAAACGCCTTCTGGTTTGCTTTATCCAAACGAACCTGTCAACAAGGCAAGTCTTAACTTTGACTTGGTTAATAACAGCGTTCAAGCGCATTACCTTGCAAACAGAATTCTTGAGCAAGCCCGTGAAGATTTAATTGTTTCATTTAGCACAACTTATTACGGCATTCAGGTTGATGCTGGTGATGTTGTTTCTGTGACCAACTCTGGTTATGGATGGACAAATAAATTGTTCCGTGTAATGCGCGTAAATGAGGTTTCATTGGGCGATGGAACGCTTGGTGCGCGTCTTGATATGTCAGAGTACAACGCACAGGTGTATGACAATCAAGACATTACGCAATTTTCGCCAGTAGCAAACAGCGGCACACCATCACCAAGTTATTTCTCTGCTTTAACTTTCCCAAGTGTTACAGGCTATCCAACTGCAACAGTGCCAAACTTTTCTGTGGCTGTTGGAATTCCTGCTACTGGTCGTGTGACTACGATTAGTTTGTATTACACAACAGCGGCAGTCCCAACGCCTTCTGATTGGAAATTGTTAACGACTGCATACGCATCAAATGCAACGCCATACACGCCAAGCAGCACTTATACATTTACAAACCAAATACTTTCTGCAAACTCTTATTTGTTTGCTTACACAGTAGGAAACGAAACAAGCCAATCATCATTGAGTGGCGCTAGTTCATTGTTTGTATGGTCTCCAATTGCTCCTACAGGCCCTACAGGACCTACTGGTAGCACAGGACCTACTGGCGGTGCTGGCGCTCAGGGTGCGCGATCTGCTAGTGGTTATATTTACTATGACACCGCATCTGCTTCTGCTCCTTCTTCGCCAACAGCGTCTGGTTTTAACTTTACGACAGGCACTTTTACAACGCTGACTTCTGGTTGGTCAACAACTTTTACAGCGCCAGCCCCATCGACAAACCCAAGCACACAAGCGGGTTCTAAATTCTGGGCTGTTCGTTATGCAGTATCTGAAGCCACTTATGGCGGCGCACAGACAGTTACCTTGAGTTCGCCATTTAACTGGCAAAACCTTGATGGATTGGTGACGTTTACAAACGTGACTACCAATAGTGGTGTGACGTTTATTGATGGTGGAAATATTACCGCTAACACTATTAACGTCAACAAACTTATTGCTGGTTTGCTTGTTGGTTATACGCTTAGAACAGGCTCAGGGCATACACCAAACGGATATGCGTTTGAAGTAAATAGTAGCGGAACAGTTTGGACTGACAACTTAATTGGTGGTGTTGGCAGTTTTATTAATCAATATTACACATCCACAAATCCTTTATCTGCTTACAGTTATGGAAACATTGAAGGTTTTATTGGTGCTATTAGTGCAATTGGTTCAGGTGGCGGTAATGCTCATGGTATTCGTGGTGCTAATTACAGAGCATCTACAACCACATCAGGTCTAGTAGGCGCAGCCAATGGTTATGACTTCTATGCTGACGGCGCTGGTACTAACTACGGTCCGTTCACAGGCACTCACGATTCGTTAGTTCCAATTGGTTCAACCTTTGAAGTTGGCGATATTGTTGTTGACCAAGAAATCATTGCCAAAAATGGCGTTTCTTCAGCGATTGCATTGGTTGCAAGTTCTACGTCAGCCAATCAACAAGGCGCGCTTGGCGTAGTTTGTGCTTTGCCAAGTTCTTTGACAGAACAGCGACCATCGGCTTTTATTGAAAGCATTGAGGAAGTTGATGGCAAAACCGTGGTTACCATGAAACCAAGTTATTACACGGCTTGCGACGAGTATGATTTCATGCCAATCAACGCCGTGGGCGAAGGCCAAATTAACGTTTGCGGTGAAGGCGGAGATATTGCAATTGGTGACTTTATTTGCACCAGCAGCATGGCTGGCAAGGGCATGAAACAAACCGATGATGTATTGCATACCTATACCGTTGCCAAGGCGCGTGAGGCTGCTACATTTACATCACCAAATCAAGTGATTCAGGTTGCTTGTATTTATGTAAGTGGTTAAAATAACAACAAGACATGACACCATTAGCCCGTGAGTAACACGGTTTCCAACTGAGTACAGGGAATGCTATGGCTCTCTTTTCAAAGAATACGCTGACACAAGTTAGCGGTTTTGACAATCCAATTATTTCTGGAGAGTTGGTTTATAACCAAAAAACTTTCTGGAATCTAACAATGGCAACAGACGGTGTTCCTGTTGACCTTACTGGCGCGACCATCAACGCGCAGATCATTCGTCGTCAAATTTCAAATCTTAATGACACGCGCTATGGTTTGACTTTTGACATTGCAGATTATGTTCCAGAACCAACGCCTGTTACGCTGACAATCACAAACCGTGATGATGCTAATGGCTTGTTTACCCTGATTATTGACGAATCAGCATGGGGCATCATTTCATCTGACCCTGAGTTAAACATTGCGGCGACAGACCCTGTTGCGTTTAGTGGTCGAATCAAAATTGGATTTCCTTCTGCTGGTTCTACGCCAGCACAAGACAGCATCATTTTCTTGTTGTTCCTCGTTCGTTCTGATGGCGTGGTGAACTAATATGGCAACACAACTGACAATCACCAAGGGCGCTGTCAATGAAGTTGCTGTAACAGTAAATGGGACTGATGTAAACGTAACTGGTCAACAAAACATCCTTGTTGAAGTTACGCCAGCTCCACGGCAAGAAATCAACATTGACCACGGAATGTTTGGGCCTACGGGTCCGACAGGTCCTACGGGTCCGACAGGCCCTACAGGTTCGCAAGGTTTAAGTATTACTGGCCCAACTGGTGCAACTGGTCCTACTGGCCCCACTGGTGCTGATTCAACGGTTGCTGGTCCCACAGGCCCCACTGGTGCTGTCGGTCCAACAGGCCCAACAGGTGCAACAGGCGCACCATCAACTGTTGCTGGCCCAACTGGACCTACAGGAGCAACTGGTCCAACGGGTGCTGCATCAACTGTTGCCGGCCCAACTGGTCCCACAGGTCCAACTGGCGCTCAAGGTCTTACTGGACCAACAGGTGCGACAGGACCAACAGGCGCTCCTGCTCCAAACGCTACCTATACGCGAACAAGTTTTACTTCAACGGCTGGTCAAACTGTTTTTACAGTTTCTTACATCGTTGGGTTTCTTGAAGTTTATTTAAACGGCGTATTGTTAAATGGCGCTGATTATGTTGCTACGAATGGCACATCAATCACCTTGGCGGCTCCTTTGATCGCTGGCGATATTGTTGAGACTATTGCCTACAACACAATCAACATCGCTCCTACAGGACCAACTGGTCCAACTGGTCCAACTGGTGCTGCTTCTACTGTTGCAGGACCCACAGGACCCACAGGCGCATCAATTACTGGTCCCACAGGACCTACGGGTAGCACAGGCGCTGGCGGCGCTTTAGGTTATTGGGGTTCTTTTTGGGATACAACAACCCAAACTGCTGCTTCTGCAAATACGCCATATTCAATTACGCTTAACAGTTATGACGCATCCAACAATGGTATTAGCGTTGTTTCTGGTAGCCGTGTGACGTTTGCAAATGCTGGCGTTTATAGCCTGACATTCTCAATTCAGTTTACTAACGCTGATACGCAAATCCATGATGCTAACGTTTGGTTACGCAAGAACGATTCAGGCAGCGCGGGTGATCTTGCTGATACTGACAGTAAGTTTAGCGTTATTAGTAGTCATGGCGGTGTGCATGGCAATGTAATTGGCACAGTCAATTTTGTTTTGTCATTGGCTGCTGGTGACTTTATTGAATTGGTTTGGTCAACAACAAGCACTCAAGTAACGCTTGAAACTATTGCTGCTGGCACAACTCCTGTTAGCCCAAGAGTTCCTTCTGTTGTATTTACTGCAACGCAAGTGATGTATACCCAACTTGGCCCAACTGGTCCAACTGGTGCAACCCCTGCAATTGGCGGCACAAACACCCAAATCCAATATAACAATGCAGGTGTATTAGGTGGTGTTCCTTTATTGACATATAACGGAACAACGCTTGCACAAACTGGCGGCACGATTGACAACACAGTAATAGGTGGAACAACCCCTGCTGCTGGTACGTTTACTACGTTGACTGCTACTGGTCAGACATCTTTGGGTGGTGCTGCTGGTGCTGAAGGATTGCGTGTTGTTACGACTGCAAGCGCAATTAACTGGGTTGAAGCATCAGGTACTTCAACTGCTTTTGGTACTGTTTCTGTTAGTGCAAACGGAGCAAGTTCTGCAGTTAACTTAGGCTTAAGAAGCAGAGGCACAGGATCAATTATTTTAGGAACCAACGCTGGTGCGCAGACTCAATTAGTAGCAACTCACACAGCCTCCGCAGTCAACTATGTTCAAGTAACAGGCAACATCACTAACAACGCGCCATCTGTTGTTTCTGCTGGTTCGGATGCAAGCATTGGTTTGGCATTATCAGCAAAATCAACTGGCACTCTTTCCCTTTACACAAACTCTGCCAACTCAAACTCTCGTCATCTTGACGTTACGCATACAGGTAGCGTTGTAAACCGTTTTCAACTAACAGGTGCTATTACTGGTAACGGCGTTACTCTTGGCGTAAACGGCTCCGACACCAACATCAGCCAAGTATTCCAAAGCAAAGGCACAGGAGCCATTGACCTAGCAGCAGGTTCTAGCGGTGTGAACATTAGTAACGGTGGTACTGTTACTGCGTTGACTCGTACAGGTGGTGGAACAGGATATACATCATCTCCAACTGTAGCTATTGCTGCCCCAACAACAGCAGGGGGCGTACAAGCAACTGCAACATGGGGTATTGGTGTTGCATCTATTGCTATTAACGGCGGTGGAACGGGCTATGCAGTTAATGACACATTAACTGTTGCAGGCGGCACTTTTACATCTCAAGCGGTAATTACCGTAACGGCTGTTTCTGCTGGTGTCATTACTGGCGTTAGTATTAACAACCAAACATACTCTGTTGCACCTTCTAACCCTGTTTCTGTAACGGGTGGTACAGGTTCTGGCGCTACATTTAACTTGACTTGGGGTTTATCCACACAAGCAGGAGCATCCTCTATCACCAACGCAGGTAGTGGCTATGTAGAACAACCAACAGTAAGTTTCTCAGGTGGTGGTGGCTCTGGTGCTGCTGCTTATGCTACTGTGGGGTCTATTCCTATTGTTAAATCTGTTGGCTCTGCTGTTTCTTTTTATACACCAGGTGGAGAATCGTTCCGAGTTGAAGATGGAGGCGTTGCTCAAACAGGATATATCAAAGCAACTGGCGGAACAACTACGCCATATTTAACTGCTTTTGGTTCTGCAACTGACGTAGGTTTTGACCAATATACAAAAGGTGCAGGTTCATTTAGGTTTAGAACAAACTTAGGCTCAACACAACTTCAAGTAGCTCACACAGCCTCTGCTGTGAACTACGTACAGGTTACTGGGTCTAGCACAACAAACTGGCCTGTAATTTCTTCTCAAGGTTCAGATAGCAATATTGTTTTAGCAATGGTTTCAAAAGGAACAAGTCCTTTAATCTTTGCTACAAACGGCGCTTCAAGTAATGGGCAGTTTCGAGTAAATCACACATCTTCTGCTGTAAATTATGGAACTGTTACTGGCGCAGCAGCAGGAGCATCTCCTGTTTTTAGTGTGGCAGGAACAGACACAAACATTAGCCAAGTATTCCAAAGCAAAGGCACAGGAGCCATTGACCTAGCAGCAGGTTCTAGCGGTGTGAACATTAGTAACGGTGGTACTGTTACTGCTTTGACAAGAACTGCGGCGGGTTCAGGATATACGACTATTCCATCTGTTGCTATTACTGCCCCAACGACTGCTGGTGGTGTACAGGCCACTGCCTCTCCTCTGATGGGCTTGGCAGGGGCAACCATTGTTTCTGGTGGTACGGGTTACACGGTTAATGATGTACTGACAATTTCTGGCTCAACAGGAACGGCTGGTCAACTTACTGTTAGTTCAGTCAGCGCTGGTGTTATCACGGGTGTAACGGTTTCTCTTGGCGGCAATATGTCAGCCATTCCGACAAACCCCGCATCTGTTACTGGTGGTACAGGCTCTGGGGCTACTTTTACGCTCACTTATTCTGTTTCAAGTTCTGTGGCAACCATCACCAACGCAGGCTCAGGCTACGTAGAACAACCAACAGTTTCGTTCAGCGGCGGTGGCGGCTCTGGTGCTGCGGCTTATGCTACTGTGGGGGCTGGTACAGCTATAAGAACATTAGGCGGCTTCTCAGACATTTCTGTAGACACTACGCCAATTTTGCATTTACGCGCCAAAAATACTTCAAATGGCGTTCCAACAAATGCTACATCGGCTTTTGGTTTAATACCGCCACAAAGTAACTTTGGCGCTCCTATATTTGGAACAATATCTTCGCCATATTTTATTTGGGGTGGAACAGGTACTGCATTTTTTCACTCGGCTGCAACAAACCCGCAAACATCTGGCAATACAGGGTCACCACAATTTGCTATAGCTCATACATCTGCTGCTGTGAACTACGTACAGGTTACTGGGGCGGCTACTGGTGGATTACCTGGTATTTCTGCTCAAGGTAGCGATTCAAATATATCGTTGCAATTGCGCTCAAAAGGTTCTGGTTATGTGTTTTTCTACACGGCTAGTGGCGCACAATTTGCAGTAATTGATAATGGAACAGCTGCGGCAAATTATGCAACAGTAAAAGGTTCAGCCACAGGTGTTGCTCCTGCGTTTAGCGTTGCTGGCACAGACACAAACATAGACCTAGCCCTGACACCAAAGGGAACAGGAGTTGTTCAATTTGGTACGCTTACAGCGAACGCTGATGCTCCAATCACAGGCTACATCACAATTCGTGATGCTGGCGGTACACTTCGTAAACTAGCGGTAATCGCTTAACTTAAAGGAAAAATCATGGCATTGATTAAACAAATTATGACTGACTATGGCTGCACTGCCGACTACTGGAACATCGGAGCAATTCAAGAAGACTTCAAAGGCAAAGGCACAGAAGTAACCTTCTACGGCTACGCAAGTAAAGAAGCCCGTGAACAAGGTAAACAGCCTTTGAGCGCAGGTAAGGTACAGATTGCTGGCGACGAGTATGTTGCTGGTGCTGATCGTGCTGCTCTGTACGCAATCATCAAACAAAAGCCTGAATTCGAAGGCGCTGAAGACGCATAAGGACAAGCCATGACATTGCCAAGAAATCTAGGTGCTTTTGCGCCTAATGTAGACACATCTGGGAAATTAAATGTAACTGGACTTAATGCGACAGGTACACCATCTGCGTCTACAGTATTGAAAGGCGATGGTTCATGGGCAACGCTTGTTGGCCCTACAGGTTCTGCTGGCCCTACAGGGCCTACAGGCGCTAACGGAGCAAACGGCGCTACTGGTCCTACGGGTCCAACTGGTGCTGTTGGCCCAACGGGTGCAAATGGAACTAACGGTCCTACGGGTCCAACTGGTGCTGGTGGTTCTGTTGGCGCTACTGGTCCTACAGGAGTAAATGGTAGTAACGGTCCTACAGGGCCAACAGGCGCGGCATCTACAGTTGCTGGACCTACAGGTGCTACTGGCCCTACAGGTCCTGCTGGCGAGTTTAATTATTTTGGTAATGTACAAGTTGGCACCACCTTAATCACTCCTGATTATCCAAACCAAACATTAAATTTTGCTGCTGGTTCTAATGTTACTTTGACAGCAAATAACACAACCAAGACGATCACAATTTCATCTACTGGTGGAATTCCTCAAACTTTAACTTGGACTGAAAATACAAGTCCTGGTAGCAATATATCTATTACTGGTATTTCTGGAACTTCAGGCAGTGGACAACAATTATGGGTTGTTGTAGTTGGTGACCCAAGCATGAATTCGTTTAATACTTCTATCACATCAATGGGTGGGCCATTTACTTATGTTGGCACTAACAATCAAGGTGCTTTATATTATTCAGCGCCACTACCTTTTTCTGGAATGTATATAGATATTAATTTTAGTGGCTACAGTGGTTATGCAATGGCAACATATTGGGTAACTACTACAAACGTCAGCAATTCAACTACTGCATTTGGGTCAAGTGGAACGATGACTCCAGTAACTTTTTCTGGCAATAATTCTTATCCATATAACGCAGTTGTTGTTTTCAATTCATACAATGCAACATTAAACTTTGCAACAACAACAATTACTTCATCTTCTGGATGGGAATCAACTGGCAGTTACTCTCACACTTTAACTGCTGGAAACTTGACTGCTGCAACATTTCTATCTTCATCGGCATTTACTATGTCTAGTGTGGCGACTTTTTCATTTACAAATTCTTCATCAACAATTTTTGGATATGGAAGTTTGTCAAATAGTTAAAATATTCTAAAAATGGAATAAAACATGACAAGATTAAAAATAGCAGTTTATGCAATCAGTAAGAATGAGGAACAGTTTGTAGAGCGATTTTGCAAATCAGCAAAAGATGCTGACCTTATTCTGATTGCTGATACAGGTTCAACTGATGACACCGTACATATTGCCCAACAAAACGGCGCAATAACCTATGACATTTGCATTAGCCCTTGGCGGTTTGACAAAGCCCGTGATGCGGCTCTTGCCCTAATCCCACGCGACTTTGATGTTTGTATCAGTCTAGACATTGATGAAGTGCTTGAAGAAGGCTGGCGCGAGGAAATTGAACGGGTCTGGAAAGAAGATACAACCCGCTTGCGCTACAAGTTTGATTGGGGTTGTGGCATTTCTTTCTTTTATGAGAAGATTCACCACCGTCATGGCTACCATTGGCATCACCCTGTCCATGAATATCCAAGACCTGACGAAAGAATTACAGAGGTATACGCTGAAACGGATATGCTTCTAGTAAGCCACCATCCTGATTCAACAAAAAGCCGTGGTCAATATATGCCATTGCTTGAATTGGCGGTTAAAGAAGACCCACGCTGCCCTAGAAACGCGTTTTATCACGCAAGGGAACTGACTTTTTATAGCCGATGGAATGAAGCCATTGACGCATTAAATAACTATTTGCGTATGCCAGAGGCTAACTGGGTAAACGAACGCTGTTATGCAATGCGGCTGCTTGGCAAAGCCTATGAAAACCTTGGAAACCAATATGAAGCAGAAAAATGGTATCGCTTGGCTACAGCCGAAGCGCCTAATACACGCGAGCCTTGGGTTGAGTTGGCGATGCTTTCGTATATGCGCCATGATTGGAGCCAGTGTTATTTTGCGGCTTGCAAGGCGTTAGAGATTAAAGACAAGGCGCTGGTCTACACAATGGACCCAAGCGTGTGGGGTGAAAAGCCTCACGATCTTGCAAGTATTAGCGCATGGAATCTTGGCCTCAAAGAAAGTGCTTTGTTTCATATTAATGAGGCATTAAAATTTGCCCCTAATGACGCACGATTGCTGTCAAATAAAGTTTTAATGCAAGGAAAAGATGATGGCGACCATATCGGAAACGGATGCGAGGTTAAATAGCCATGAGGCTGTTTGCGCTTTGCGTTATGAGCAAATTAACGCAAGGCTCAAACGTCTAGAAGGCATCATCATCAAAGCCTTTGGCATTTCCACGGTGGCAATGGCTGGCGTTATCTACGCTTCACTAGCGCACCTAAAGTAATGTGGACCCGTTCAGCCTCCTTATGCTGGCGCAAGGCGCAGTCAGCGCCATTAGGTCAGGCTGCGAAATGCTCCAACAGGGCAGGGCAATCATTGACGAATTCAAAGGTGAGGCTGAGGGCGTTGTTGGCGAAGTCAAAGATACTGTTGACGAATTGCGTGGACTTTGGGATTGGGCTGTTGACCTTTGGGGTCAACTCGCTGGTTTATTTGGGGCATCACCTAAAGAACAACCTGCCGCTGAAATCATTGTCAAACCCACAGCGAAAAAATCTGTGGCAAAAAAGGCAGCAGAACCAGACCCAGACATACTCCAAATGCAAATCGTGCATCAGGTCAGTCAGCAGTTGGGCAAGTTCTTTGACATTCAGCAACAAATACAAAACCACTACAAAAACTTAGAAGATACTTCTTTGCACGTTTATGAGGCTGGTCAGAACCATGCAATTAAGGCCATTGAGCGTGTGGAAGTAGAACTCCAATTGGAGGAAATGAGCAAAAAGATACGAGAAACTATGGTGTACGCACCAATGGAATTAAAAGATTTGTACTCACGTTTTCTGTTGATGTACGGCAAGATAAAAGAAGAACAAGAGTTTGCCAGACAAGAACAGATTGCAGCAAAACGGTACAAGGAAACTCGTAAATGGCAACGTCACAATTTCAGAATCGAGGTAGGGATGTGGGCCGTGGGTCTAATCTGGGTGCTTCTAATCCTGTGGGGGATGATGTTGCAAGTGGCAATTCTTACTTCATCGTAGGCATGGTTTTTTTTGGCATAGTATGTTTCATCACATTGCCAATTTCTGTGTTTATATTGATGGATGCAAAAAAGACAAACGCCAATTCTCATGCGGCTTTGGCAGAAACCAAAAAGATTCAGGCAGAGTTGAAACCAAAGAAAGAGGAAAACGATGAATGAACTAATGGAAATGCTAAAGGGTGCAGCACCAGCACTGGCAACTGCGGTGGCTGGTCCTATGGGCGGCATGGCGGTCAAGGCTATTGCTGACAAACTTGGAGTGCCAGCATCTATTACGGATGTAACCAAGGCGCTGCAAGAAAACCCTGACCTTGCGCTCAAACTTAAAGAGATCGACACACGCGCTTTTGAGGCTGAAACCAAGGCCATATCGGAGCGTTGGGCCGCAGACATGGCATCTGATTCATGGCTGTCAAAGAACATACGACCAATGACATTGATTGCCATTTTTGTGGCCTATTTCCTGTTTGCTGCTTTAAGCGCGGGTGGAATCAATGTAAACGAATCCTATGTAAAACTACTAGGAGAATGGGGCCAACTAATCATGTTGGCATATTTTGGAGGCCGCACAGCCGAGAAGATTATGGAGAAACGTAAATGACGGAATTTCAAAAAGAGATCATTCACATTGCGCGAATGATGGCAACAACATTGTGTTTTGTTATCTTAACTATGACCATGAGTTTGTTGGGTGGCTTGTTTATGCCCAACAGCGTGATCGACAACAAAGACATTTTCCCAATCATTGCGCCAGCATTTAGCACCATCATTGGTGGTTTTATTGGCTGGTTGGCTGCTATTAAGTTAAACAACATCCAAGAGGAAAAAGATGACCCAACTAACTGAAAACTTCACGCTTGAAGAACTCACGCATACAGATCACCGTGAGTTTGACAACACACCCACAACGGCTGAAAAGTGCATTATTGATGGCAAAGAAGTCATTGTGAATGCCTACGAAAACCTACCACGCTTGGCTAAATTCTTGGAGGAATTAAAGGTTGTGTTGGGTGGCAAGCCCATCATGGTTAACAGCGCATTTCGTTCGCATGATGTGAACACCGCGGTTGGTTCAAAGGATACAAGCGACCATCGCCGTGGTTGTGCCGCTGATATTCGTGTGCCGGGCATGACACCAGATCAAGTTACACGCGCCATCATTGCCAGTGATTTGCCTTACCAGCAAGTTATCAAGGAGTATGACAGATGGACTCATGTATCTATTACAACAAATGAGGGCGATGTTCCTAAAAAGTCAAAACTTACAATTGACAAACAAGGAACACGCCCATTTGCTTAATGCGGATTTTCTTCTTTTGCCAAAAGCAAAGTTGTTAGTTCGAGTAAGAATTCTTGGCTGATTTCGTATCGCTTTTCAAAACCTTTGGCTCCAAGCCCATGCACACCTGTGTTACCTCTGTGATGTTCAGTACAAAGTCCAATGACGGGTGCGTTGTCACGTTTCCCTCCATAACGACGAATGTGGTGGATTTCGCAAGGGGTTGGTCCAAGTTTGAGAAAAAGGCAGAGGACACAGCCAAGATTCGCGACTTCACCATAATGCTTTCTTGTCGTTGAGTTCATTGAATGCTACCAATTTTGATTGAGGAACCGAAAAAAACGGTCCGTTACCCACATCGCGCTTGTTCGCATCTGTCAAAAAAGACATACGATCAATCCATCCAACAATTGCAACGTGAGCGTGATGAATTTCTGTCAAAACAAAAAAGTCACAAGGCTTATTTGTTGACCAATCAACAGCGTTAAGGTTTCCACCTTGCGTTTGTGAACACTTTACATCAATTGTTTTGCCTGTTGGCGTTGTAAGGTCAGCACCAAACTTTCTGTATTCACAGTTCAAGTCAAAGTTTAGATTTAGGAACTTGGCAACGGCATATTCTGCAATAGTGCCGTATGTAAGCAATTGCAAAGCATTTTGTTTTTTGCTCTGGATGCGTTCACCTGCGTGTTTGCTGGTTTCATAGTCACGATACTTAGCCACATAGTTGCAAATGGCTATTTCACTTGGAGTTAATTTAATTCCAATCATTGTGTAGACCTTACTTCTGAACGGGCTGATGATTCAAGGCTGCGCCACACAGCAATCTTTGCTTCTGCTGCGGCAACCAAAATGCGGAGTGTTTCGTATTCAGCAATAGCATCACGCATTTCAACTAGATGCTGGATGTATTCGTCATGGGAATACGCATAGGTTTCTTTGGCTGATTCAGTTCGTTCGCTAGACGATGCCATGATGATGGCCTTGACCGTCTTACGCTTTTCCTGCATATAGACCATCTGGCCTTTTAGTTTGCCAAGTTTGTCAGCGTTGTCACGCATGAAATCAAGGGCTTTGAATGGGCTTATCTCTTGTTCTGTCATGTTGTTGTTCCAATAGTTTGATTCTTAATTCAAGAACTTTAATTTTGTTTTCAAGCGCAGCCAATGTGGTCGGTTTTTTTTGACCAACTTCACGGTATGGGACTGTTAACCCAATTGGCTTGCGTTCGTTCATTTTCTGCCACCACCACGTTTGCGCCAGCCACTCATGTGTTCTCCTTTATGCCGTGGGCGGCTTCGATTGCTCTGGCAAATTGAATGTAGGGGTTTCTTACATCCGAAATACGAGCAACCATATTGCATATCTCATTGACCGTCAGCGGCTTCTGTGCTGGTTGTGGTGTGGTGTTGACAGTAAGAATTCCTGATTGTTTTGCCCCGCACTTGGTACATTCAATGTCCATAACGTATTTATCAGGCTCACCCTGCTCTTGCTTGGCTAGTGCTTCTTCTAGGGCTTTAATGGCTTCCAATGTTTCGTCTGCTGTGTGTTCATCAAAAACAGCATTACGCAACGCCTCAAGCGCCAGTGTCATTGCAGTTTTACTCATTTGCTTTCCTTTCCAATTAAAAAACCAAGCAAAGCGGGAAAAGCATTACAAATAAAAAATGTTATTGGCAATGATGTTGTGTATTCAATTGGCGTTGATGTTTGACCAATTTTGGTTGCTGCAAACGTAACAAAAAAAGTTATCCACGCAGTCAAAAGAACAGTCCAGTATGTTTTCATTACATTGGGCTTTCAGGTAATTGTTGTCGTTGTTGTTCTTCGTACTCTTTGATCTGCTTGGCAGTCCAAGGTACTGGCGGGAATGTAGGGAAGGGCCACATATCAACCTTTCTTTTTTACTGTTGTGTTCTTTACACCTGCACGACTGTAATACATGAACTCAAGCGGTTTAACTGATACCTGCTTATTGCTAATGCCAGACAGGGTTCCATGCAAAGGTTTCTTTTTGCGCGTTTCCTCAACGTAACTGGACAGCGTTTGTCCTGCTGTTGTTTGGCGCGATTCAATACGCAACGCTTGTAATAATTCTGGATGGTAGGTTTTGATGTAATCGGGATGAAAGGCATTAATCATGCTGCTTTCCTTTCTGCGCGGATTTGATCGCGTGATTTGCCAAGGTTAAAGACGCTGTTCATTCCGTACCAGCCTTTACGTTTGGCCTCGTAGCGCCTTTTATTTTCTTTGGTAGGGGCTACAGGCTTCTTTGCGTCTACGCCTGCTCCTAGCGCGTATACAGCCCTTGGGTAACGCCTTGCACCTTCTGCGTCATAAACGTAGTGTGAAATGTGAATTTGTTTGCCAATGCGCGGTGTGTTTCTGTTCATGCGGGAAACAACTGCGGCAATTAATTCTTTGGGTATTACAGCCGTTTGCTCAAGTTCTGCGCGGGACTGTGGCCCATACTGTTCTAGGGCCATCTTTATTGCTTGGACCCTCACGCCGTACAACTTGGGGCTTGTTTTTTTGTTTGATTTGTCCTGTGATGATTTCATTGGTTTTGAATGTGTGATAGTTAAAGCAAGTGCGGGTTCTTTTGACGGAGCCATCAGGTTGAATACGGGTTTCGTCAACATTGGTTGCTGCGCCACATTGAGGGCATTTCATAGTTCTTGGATGGTGATTCGGTATTGTTTGCCTTGCATATCCAAAACGTCTATGGTCTTGAGCGTGGAATTGAATTCGTCATTGCTGCCAAGATCAAACTGAACCCGACCAACTTCATCAATCAGGTTGCGCTTGTCCAAATTAAGCAGGTTTTCGCGTATCAAAAACGCTATGTAGTCACAGTAGGCTTGTTTCATGTTTAGTTCCTTTTTGAATGTGTAAAACTATCATACATCAGAACTATGACAGTTCATCAATCATTTTTTGAATCATCTCGTAAGCCTGCTGGATGTAGCCATTACGCAACAATTCAAGAATTTGGATAAGTTGCTCTTTCATATCAGTCCCCGCAAAAACAAGAAATTGCTTCTTCGTTTTTGTCAAACATATCTACCTGTTCAGCAGCATATTTATACATTTGAGCGTAACTTGGTCTGTCAATAGCAAAAAACTTGCCATCTCCTGTGCATCTTTTGGCTGCTTCAGCCTCTTGTTGTATCCACCAAATTGCACGTTCAGGCTTTTCTTGAATCAGGCTTAAGATTTGTGCTTTTGGCTTCAACATACACAAATCACAGTTTCCGTGCATTGTTTTGCCATTCATGTTTGGCAAACCAAGGTCAAAATCTTGTTCAGTCCAGAACTTACCGACTTCTTTTGAGGAAACCCCCAAAGTAGCAAGCGGAAGGCAAATTGTTTCGTGCTTTGTCTCTGGATGTGGGTTAGCACGAAATTTAACAACACGCCTTGGCTCGTCTGCTCGTATTCCGATAAATGTGTCCCAATCTTCCCAACCAATAGAGTTCAAGTATCTGTGCATCGTTCTGGTCTTCATTTGACTTGAGCAATACCTAGCCCTACCGTTTGGCAAATAAGGCTGATAACGCTTAATTACGTCTTCAAATGGCTTGCCATTTCTTGATGCTGTTTTGTAATCTACAACTTTAAATGCGCTTTCTTCGTTTTCTAACGCAAATTCAAGCCATGTAATTTCAACATTCCAACGGACTGAACATTCGTTAACAAAATCTAGAGTTGCATCATCTTCTTTGCCTGTGTTGCAAAAAAGCACTTTGGCATCTTTTGGCAATTTTCCGTTGTTTGCTTTCAAAACATTCCAAAGCATATATGCCGATGTGCGACCACCAGAAAAACTAATACAAGTCTGATCTGTAATTTCAAATGTATTTTTCATGCTTGCACCCCTTTGCGTAATTCTGCCATCTTTGCTAATACTTCAAGTGAAGGTGGAACGGCATTTTTGCGATCTGCTTCAATCTTGCGTAAGGCCGCATCTTGGTTTGGCGGTGGTGGTGTGGTCACATGGGCAACGTCAGCCTTATTAACAAAGGTTTGTTTGTTTTCAAGCCAATCTGCTTTAAATCCAGCCCATCCACGTTCACAACAAATGGATAACACTTGTTCAAGGCTCAAGTTGGCTTTATCTGCTTCACGTTGTAAACCAGCAATAGCCGTGTTTGTTATGGCGGCTTTCTTTGCTTTGCGTAATGCAACAAAATCATTCCAAACAACAACATCAACGCCTTCAGGCGCTGCAACTTTAGTTGCTTTATTACTTTTAGAAGATGAAGATGAAGATGAAGGGGTTGTTTTTTGCTTAACCTCAAGGTTAACCTTACCCTTATCCATCAATGCAGGATTTCCACCCTTAGAACCACCCGCAGCCCTTATCTGGCGTAGGTTTTCGTCACGAATCATGCGTTTTGAATAAATTACACCTTCATCAGTTGTTTCGTAAACGCCTGCCTGTTCAAGTTCTAAAAGCCAATCTGCAACAACCTCTTGGTTATCCCCAACCATTCGTGCAAGGTTTGATGGAAGGATAACCTTATCACCAACCTTTAAATGTCCGTAAGGTGTTCCTTCGTGCATAAAGCAAATCATATCCATCCACAACCCACGCGCACCTGTTGAGCATGAGCGTAAAGCCGTATCACGTAACCAATCGCTTGGGTAAAATTGAAATGATGGGCGTTTCATTCTGCCCCCAATGCTTCACGAATGATGTGTTTTTCGTGATTAAAAATGGTTTCAAATTGATGTACAGAAAGCCAAATTACAAGTTCATCACCTTCTGCTGTTTTTTGGTTAATTGAAATAAAGCCATCGCCATGACCTACAACTTCTGTTTCATGTTCTTTTGGTAAAAAGATGGACATAAATGCTCCAAAAAGAAAACCCCTGAAAACCTGCGGTACTAGCACAAGTCTTCAGGGGTCAGCCGTTGAAGGCTTAGATGTATTCGTATCTAGTACATACGACACCTAAACCTTCTGCAAAAAATTATACACAAGATTCCAAAGGCACATCAACTACAACCCGACAACCCCCACCTTTTTGTTGCTCTTTTCGCACAATCAGCAAGCGGTCCACTTGGCTATCATCATTGAACACACCAGCCTGTGTAAGCGCATCAAGCAATGGTTTGGCTATGTTGTCAATGTCACGCACTCGTTTGTCTGGTGGGTACAGGTACACAGTCAGGCTCACCCTATGAGCCTCAAAGCCTTTATGTTCAGAAAGCACAAACGCTTCAAACACCTTGGCCTTAAATTGATTGGCCTTTGCCGTTAGAAAGCGCCTAGACCCGTTAAAGTTCCAGTAGGTATTAATACTAGGTGGGTAAGGCAAAAAAAGATTAAGCATGGGTTGTAATAGTTGTTGAAAGTGTGTTTATAATACATTATCGCAACCACGCGATACATCGAAAAGGAATTAAACATGACAGCATACGACAGGTGGTTAGAAGCGCCAATCCAAGCGCACTACGCAGAACAAGACGCAATCAGCGACATTGTGGAACAACTCTTAGACGACGAGTTGAACCCACGCGACCCAGATGTGTTCATGCAAGCGATCAACGAAGGCGCTTGTTTGGACAACAAGGAATTCAACCAAGCGTTGAAAGAAATCCTTAAAAACAAAAACTATGACGAACTTGGCAAACTGGTCTACGACTTTGTTGTTGACTACTGCCAAGACACAGCCGTAATTCGTGCGGAAGCAATCATCAAAATGAGGGACTACAAATGAAAACGTTTAAAGATTTACGCACGATCAATGTCAATCAGCACATTGAAAAGAAAGGCAACCTGTCATACCTGTCATGGGCGTGGGCTGTTGATACGCTGTTGCAGGAAGACCCAACAGCACATTGGGAATTCCACGAACCAACATTCTTTGGCGAAACCGTCATGGTTCGTTGCACTGTGTACGCCTTGGGCAAATCAATGACGATGCACTTGCCAGTGATGGACCACAAAAACAACGCAGTCAAATCGCCTGATGCGCGTAAGGTATCAGACGCAATGATGCGATGCCTTGCCAAATGTATTGCCACCTTTGGCATTGGCCTTTACATCTACGCTGGCGAAGACGTACCAAGCGAAGGCGAGCCAGAGCCTGTTGACCTTGGACCAATCATTGCCTTTATTGCCGAAGCGCATAACCTTGAAGACCTGCGTATTAAGTACGTTGGCGCGGTTAAAACGGTCAAGAACGACCAAGACGCACTTAAACAACTGGAAGCAATCAAAGACAAGCGCAAAGCGGAATTGACCGCACAGGAGGCCAAATGAGTTACGCAGAATTGGAAATCAAAACGATTCAATGGGGTGAGGCTCGTGGCATCGTACAAAACAGCACCGCAGCAGCACAGGCAATCAAGACGCAAGAGGAACTTGACGAACTGGTTGACGCAATCCGCAACAATGACCGCGCTGCAATGGCTGATGCCTATGGCGACATTCTGGTAACGCTAATCATGGGCTGCGCTTGTGCCGATCTAGACCTTGTAACTTGCTTTGAAGGTGCGTACAACGAAATTAAGAACCGCAAGGGTTATTTAACTGCCGATGGCATTTTTGTGAAGGAAGCGTAATGGGTGAACTTTTTGCTTTTATGTGCATTGCTGCATGGCTAACGCACATCTTCACTTGTTTTAGTGCAAGCCTGTGGGGATTCTTGGTGGCTGGCGCTATCTTTTTCCCAATCGGCATCCTTCACGGCTTTTACCTTTGGTTCAATTGATATGACAGACACAATATTTGACCCACGCACAGTTGAACAAGGGACAGACCTGTGGAAGCAGATTCGCCTTGGTCACGTTACTGCCAGCAACATTGCCGAAGTAATGAGCAAAGGCAAAGGCAACGCAGAAGCCATTGGGCGCTACAAATACAAAGTGCGTTTGGTTGCAGAACGTTTAACAGGTACGGCTGCTGAATCATTTAGCAGTGCGGCTATGGAATGGGGCGTTGAGCAAGAGCAATTTGCCGCCATTGAGTACGAAGCCGCCAAGGGCGTATTTGCTGAAAAAACAGGCTTTTGGCCTTGTGAAGATGTGAAATGGCTTGGCGTATCGCCTGACCGTTTGGTTGGTGACGATGGCTTGGTTGAAATCAAATGCCCAAACACCACAACGCATTTGCAATACCTGTTTGACAACAAAGTGCCAACTGAGTATTACAAGCAAATCCAATGTCAACTATGGGTAACAGGCCGCAAGTGGTGCGATTTTGTTTCCTATGACCCAAGACTGCCCAAGCGCAATCAATTGCTGATTGTGCGGACAGAACGCGATGAAGACCTTATTGCGGAAATGAAAGCCGAAGTCGAGAAATTCTTGGCAGAGGTGGAATCTTTAATCATCAAACTAGAGGAATAATATGTCAGTAAACAAATTCATTGGTATCGGTAACTTAGGGCGTGACCCTGAAATGCGTTTCATGCCAAACGGCAATGCGGTGTGCAATTTCAGCATCGCCATATCCGAGAAATACAAGGATAAAGTCAACGGTGATTGGAAAGAAGTCACTGAGTGGGTTAACGTGGTCATGTTTGGCAAGTTGGCTGAAATCGCTGGCGAATACCTGAAAAAAGGCTCCAAGGTCTATGTGGAAGGCAAGTTGAAGACCGAAAAATACACCGATAAACAAGGTGTGGAAAAGTTTTCGACTAAAGTGGTCGCTGAGAAGATGGATATGCTGAACACACGCACAGAAGGCGCAGCACCAGCCAAAACAGCGCCACCAGAGCCTGAACCGTTTAACGAAGATGAAATCCCGTTCTGAGTTCCTTTGCAGGAGCCTTAGCCCCTTTAATCGGGGGCTTTTTTTATGTTCTTAGGGAAAATACCTAGAAAATAATTTGGAACTATCTGCAACGAGTTGAAAGTTCTGTTATAATAGTTCTCAGAGCAAGACGCTCTTAATCATCAAACAGGAGTTAAACATGAAATACAAACTTAACGTAGCCCGTGATGTAGACACCGACGAACCAGATGTTTACATTCTTAACTTGCCAAAAGGCTGGCGCTTTGATGAGGCCAGTTCTCAAGATAATAGGTCTCATGTTCGCGGTTACGACACAATGCGCGAATTGCGTGAGGACATAAAGCATAGCGTAGTTCCATGCAATTGCACTTATTGCATCAAGTAAATCTAACTAAGGAAATAAACATGAAAAAAGCATTTGAAATCTTGGGCCAGATCACGCTGGCAATTGTCATTGGTTCTTTGTTGGCTGTTCTGTTCATTGAGTGGATGGCTGGATGTGGTGAATCCTATGTAGATGCAAAGGGTATTACACACGCCAACGAGTGCATCTTGGTCATGCACAACAAGTAATAGTAGTGCTACTATTAGCCCCTGTTAACAAATGGGGGTTCTATGGCAAATGCCGCTATTCGTGTTCGTGACGTATTCCGATCAGCAAAGCAACCGCTAACACTGGCAGACATTAACAACGCTCTGCCAGACCTAAAGCCAAGCCAAGTATCAATGGCTTTGTGCTATTTCCGCAAACAGCGTTATCTCACACGCGAACAGGTTGCAAACGAAAAGAACAAAGGCCGCAAACAAGTGTGGCTTTATACGTTCCATGACGTTAAACTACCTAAAGATCACGTTAGTGAAGAAGTTACAAAGGTGTAACCATGAGTGATGGTGGCAAAGGCAGCGCACAGCGCCCAACAGATCACGATGCTTACGCCAATAACTTTGAGCGTATCTTTAGAAAGAAGCAAGATGCCAGTAGTAAAGAAACCAGACGGATGGTATTGGGGCAGCAAGGGGCCGTTCCAGACCAAGCAGAAAGCAATCCAAGTGGGCCAAGCAGCACACGCAGCGGGATTCAAGGGGGAAGCCATGACCAGTGACGAATACACAGTGCAAGCCTTTGTGCTTTGCCTACTTCATTCAGTAACCAACGCGCACATCCTGCATTTGCAAAGCCGTTCATATTCTGAACACAAGGCGCTTGAAGCGTATTACACAGAAATTGGCGATCTGGTTGACGATTACGTTGAAGCGTATCAAGGCAAGTACGGCTTGATTGAAGGTTACGGGCTGACATACGCAGAACCAGAACCTGCGCTTGAATACCTAATAGGTTTGAGCCAATACATCAATGTTGCCCGCCAACAATTGCCACAAGATACCGAATTGCAGAACATCACAGACGAGATGGCTGCACTGGTAGATAGCACAATCTACAAACTTCGATTCCTCAAGTAACCAAGCACAATATATGACAGCATTAAAAATAACATACAAAGCCGTAAAAGACCTAATTCCCTATGTAAACAACAGCCGAACGCATAGTGATGAGCAGGTCACGCAAGTGGCAAGCAGCATTAAAGAGTTTGGTTTTACCAACCCAATCTTGCTAGACGGTGAAAGCGGCATCATTGCCGGCCACGGGCGCTTATTGGCTGCAAAAAAACTAGGCTTGGAGCAAGTGCCAACTATTGAGTTGTCGCACCTGTCCGAAGTGCAAAAGAAAGCCTACGTTATTGCCGACAACAAATTGGCTTTAAACGCTGGTTGGGATAACGAAATCCTTGCGTTAGAGTTGAAGGACCTTGCTGAACTTGGCTATGACCTTGGACTAACAGGCTTTGACCCTGATGAGATTGAGGCGCTGAATCCAATTGAGCTAAATGAAGGCTTGACGGATGAGGATGAAGTGCCTGGCATCCCTGATGAGCCGAAAACAAAGGTAGGTGACATTTACCAATTAGGAAACCATCGGTTAATGTGCGGCGATTCCACAAGCATTGATTCTGTGGATAAGTTAATGGATGGGCAAAAAGCCGATATGGTTTTTACAGACCCGCCTTATGGAGTAAGTTACACGGGTGGATTGCAAGATAAAGGCAAAGGTTTAAAAGGCAACGCTCGTGAAATGATTAAAAACGATGATGTAGACCTTTACGAAGAAGCCGTAACAATTGCTTCTATTGTTTGTGATGGTCCTGTTTTTATGTTTTACGCTGATACTGTTCCATTCGGTCTTTATCGTGGAATTGAAAGCGTAGGAGGTGAAGTTGTTGCGTTGCTTATTTGGAAGAAAAAAGGTGGTTATGGTGCATTAGGTGCATCATATAAACCTAACCATGAACCATGCGTACTTTGGAAAAAGAAAGGCGCTAAGTTAAATTTTATTGGTTCTACAAAAGAAAACAGAATATGGGAAGAAGACAAAGAAGGCATAAATAAATTGCATCCAACTCAAAAACCTGTGGCTATACCAAAAAGAGCAATTTCTAATCATTCTGCAAACATAGTATTAGATTTGTTTGGTGGCTCTGGTAGCACATTAATTGCTTGTGAAGAACTTGGAAGAAAAGCAAGACTTATGGAATTAGACCCCAAGTATTGCGATGTAATCGTTAAGCGATGGGAAGACTTCACGGGTCGTAAAGCAGAACTACTGACCGATGCCTAGTATTCCCTCGCGCACTACCTGTAGTGAGTTAGGATGCAAAGCCCCACGCTCTAAGTACAACGGCTATTGCTTAGAGCATGGTGGCAGGGACACATACGATCAAAAGCACAACCGCAGCCGTACAGAATCCAACGGTATGTATAACACTGCTCAATGGTTATCATTAAGGCAGATACAGTTAAGTAAGCATCCACTATGCGCCGGCTGCGAAGCAGATAATATTATTACGCAAGCAACCGTAGTTGACCACGTCTTTCCTTGGCGACAGATAAGCAAAGAAGCCTTCTTCATAAACAAGTTCCAATCCCTTTGCTACGCGCATCACGCAGAAAAGACGCAACTGGAGCAAAAGGGTATCTATCGACGCTATGGCCCACCAGTGGTCGACCTATGCAAATTAGATTACATGAGCCTTGTAGGGCCATCCTAGGGCTTGGCAGGGGGGTGGTGGCCTATGCTTTGAAACTTAAAAAATTGGTCCAAAATATAGAG